TTATTATTCTTCTTGATGGTGATTATTACACACCTACCGTTTTAAAAGAATTCGATAAATATAAAACAAAAAATATAAGGATAACAAACTCAGATGAATTCTAAATCTAAATTAGGTCAATTTTATACAACAAATTCAGATTATATCTTACAAGGTATGAAAGTACCAGATAATGTTGATGTGATTGAGCCATTTTGTGGTCAAGGTGATTTGGTAAAATGGGTGGGTAGAGATGTTGAGAGATATGATATAGATCCAAAGATAGATGCCATAACACAAGATACATTGATGAATCCACCTGATTATAAAGATAAGTATGTTGTTACCAATCCACCTTATTTAGCTAGGAATAAGAGTGAAGATAAAACATTGTACGACAAGTATGACATGAATGATTTATATAAGATTGCCGTTAGGAATATAATTGATGGTGATGCTTTTGGTGGTATTTTAATCATACCATTGAACTTTATTTCAGAGGATAGTTCTAAGTTAAGAGAATTCTTCTTTTCTCGATATAAAATAACTAGAATGAATATATTTGAAGAAAGTGTTTTTGATGATACTGATTATACAGTTTGTGGTTTTCAGTTTGAACGACATGATTTATATCCACTCATACCACCATACACAAAGATTAAGGCATTTGTATATCCTAATGGTGATGAGATAGAATTGATATTGGATAGTAAGAATCATTTTACTATAGGTAAAAGTTTGTTCCCAAATATAAAATCAGAATACAATATACGCCGTTTGGTTGATGGGGACAAATCAACATCAAATCTATATCTCAGAGCCATAGATACGGGTACAGATGATGGTAGAATTAAATTAAGTATCAATAAAGACCATTTATATGGATCTTTAACTGATAGAACTTTCTGTACTATACTAACAGATAAAACAATAGAAGATGAGCGGTTTGTATGTGATGAGTTCAATCGATTATTAGAATTACTTCGTAAGGAATATAATAGTCTGTTTTTGACTAATTACAGAAATTCAACGAGTTCATATGCTAGAAAAAGAATTACTTTCAAACAGGCTTATAGTTTGATTGAACAAATATTGATGGTTTGAAGAATTTGTATATATTTATATCATGTATAACACTAAAGGATCAACTAAAAGATGTTGATTACTTATACATTAAGTTAATAACAAAAGTCTGTTCTAACAGATTTAAACAAACAGGAGAATGGTTATGTTAATACCAATCAAGGTGCCCAAAATAGGCACTACCCACCTTAGTAAAATATTCCCAATAATAGACAAAGTTCAAGGTGGTATTGAAACATATCGCTGGGGAAGAAATTCTAAAAAAGAACTAGAACAGATATCATTACACATGGAATCCTTTGAAAAATTTGGATTGTTAATAGCATTTGTGGTGATTAAAGTACCTACTGAATATGTTGCTAAATTAGATGGTTTAGATCATGTTTATTCAAAAGGTGATTATGTTACTATTGACGCCAATGGTCGTTTAAGAACATTAAAAAGAAATGTCAATCATGGTGTATATCTATTAGATGGTGAAGTACCAATCGTTGATTGTACTGAGTCTATCTTAGGAGATGCTACCGAGATAACAGATGAACATATTGAAAAACTTTGGGAAGCAGTTGTCGCATTGAGTACAGGTAATTTAGATTTAACTATTTATCAATTCATAAACTCTGCTGCTGAAGTCATAACTGATCCAAAAAGAAAAGATATGTTCGTATACTTTAGGGATGTATTAAGAAAGTTTTCTGGTAATAAAGTACCAAAAGTGAATAAGTTAACTAACTCCAATGTTATGGCTGCTTTAATGTCAAGAATGCCAACTGAACAAGAGTTAAGAGCCAAAACATTTCCATATGAAATGGATAGGAAAAGGTATACCAACTATGCTTTAACAAAGGTTAGGCAATTGAGAGAATATTTGGGTAGGGGAGAATTTCCATCCACATTTGTCAATTATCTTTTTGAAAAGATCAACGAAGCAATAGATGATGGTAATTTTACTTCATGTGATTGGGTACATGATGATAAAACCAATATTTGGATTAGACAAAATCATACTGAATCTGGACGGTATTCAATGCGTGATTCTAAAACAGGAATACAATATAATTTGTATACTGATGAACATTATTTTGCTTTTGAAGAAGCATTAGATGAGGTAATGGCTGCTATACTTCAAGAAGTTCCAAATCCTGGTGGATACCAAAATGATTTTGATGGAAAACGGAGAGGTGTTGAGATGGCTATTCATCACTATGAAACCAAGAAAGTAGTAAAAGATTACATGGGAATATAATATGAAAGAACTAACACCAGAACAAATACAAGAGAATTGGGAAAAATTAATTCAAATTGTAAAAGATACATTTGAAGAAGGAAGTGAGCGGAGAGAAAAACTTCTCAATATGTATCATTACTTTGACGAAAGAATGTGTATGGCACCAGCTAGTGGTAAGGAACACTTCCATAATGCTCATGCCGGTGGTTACGTGGAACACGTTTTACATATCACCGATTTAGCACAGCAGATATATGAACTTTGGGATAGAAATGGAGCTATAGTTGATAACTTTACCAAAGAGGAATTGATATTCTCTGCTCTACATCATGACTTGGGTAAGGTTGGTGATTTAGCCGAGGACTACTACACACCAAATGATTCAGATTGGCATAGAAAGAATCAAGGTCTGATATACAAACATAATGGCAATCTACAATTCATGACCGTTACGGATAGAGCTTGTTGGATACTACAACACTTTGGAGTCGTCATGACAGAAAATGAATATCTTGGTTTAAGATTGACAGATGGTATGTACGAAGAAGCTAATAAAAGTTATTATGTTGCTTATCAAAAAGAAAGACAACTTAAATCTAATATTGCCTACATATTACATCAGGCTGATATGATGGCCAGTAAGATAGAAAATGACTTTTGGAAACGTGGTGATTATGCTATCAAAGAAGTAAAGAAAGAAGAAGTCAAAGTCAAGACCGAACAATCAAATGCTGCCAACCAGGCATTTAAAGAACTATTTGGAGAGTAAAATGAGTACCGATTATCAAGCAAAATATAATGCTAAAAACACACAATACAAAAATGCTTTAAAACAAATAGATAAGTTAAAAGAGGAGATTCAAATTTTAAAATCTCCACTCCCACCTCGTTTAGTGGAAGTTCAAAAAGAAATTGTTCAAACGCCAGTTGATAAAATATTAGATTCAAAAGAAATTGATGATAAGATAGAACAAACAAAACTAGAACTTGATGAGAAAGATAAAGTTGAAAAAGACCACAATTATTATCGTCAGATATCTTCTATGATGTATAATGAAGTGAAGTTGAAAGCTCAAAGAGATCCGAAAGTCTATAGACAAGGTTGGTTTAACCTAAGTAAGAACTTTTGGAAATGGCATGCTAATACAGAGTATTCAGAAAAACAAAAAGATACTATGGACGGTTGGATAGAAAGAAATGGCATAACTATATAATGTACCTACCTTACTTTAATAAGTTTCTATATCAAGTTCCATATCTTCACATCAACGAAAAAGAATGGTCATACATCAAAGATACATTCGAGAAAGATGATGTAAAAGAATCTCTGGCAACAGTTGCCATGACTTATCCACCACCATACCAAGAGATAAGTCAAAATGAATGTAGAAAGGACTTTAATAAGCTAAAAGGCACTTGGGTTCATGATTTACTACAAGAAGGTGAATGGTTTGCTAGAGCTGAAAATGGATATGAGTGGCCATTAACTTACAAAGGTTCACAGAAATATATTAAGAGAAACAATACAGGTAATAAATCATCTAATTTCTTTCAACAAGAAAACAGATGGTCAGTAGATGGTACTATTTCGCCAGGTCCTTTACGGACTTGGGGTGAGTTGAAGTTTATGACTTCATTGATGGGAGCGGCCTATACATTGAAGATGGAGAAGATTGATAAATCTATATTGAGAACCATGTTAGGGTTGAGAAAATACATTTGTAGTCAATTCAAACCCAATGCGGCTAAGGCTCTGTATGATTATTTCGATGTAAAGAATGTATTGGATTTCTCTGCGGGTTGGGGTGATAGGTTGGCTGGATTTTATGCCAGTATGAATACCGAACTATATGTTGGAATTGATCCTCGTAAGGAGAATCATCCAATATATGAAGAACAATCAAAATATTATGCTAATCAGTTAGGTTTCTTTGAAACGGAGAAGAAAGCAGAGTTTCATTGCTCACCAGCAGAAGAGTTTGATTTTGACCAATATAAAGATACGTTTGATATTATCTTTACATCACCACCATATTTCAATGTAGAGCGATATAGTTATGATGATACACAAAGTTGGGTAAGGTATAAGAACATCGACCAATGGAATCAGAACTTCCTACAGAGGTCAATAGAAAATATGTGGGGCTCTTTACGTAGTGGTGGAAAGTTATGTGTGAATATTTCTGATGTGAATGCTAGTAGTCAAGGTAAGAAGAAGAAAGGTTGGTTATCAATATGTGATCCAATGAATGAGTTTATAGATACATTTAAAGATTCTGATTATCTTGGGTGTATAGGAATGGAGATGGCCACACGACCAAATTGTATTGGTGTTGGAAATGCCGTAGAGTCGGGTGAGAGTAATAGAGAGCCGGAAATGATAAAAAGGTTCGATGGTAAATTCTGTGAGCCTGTGTGGGTGTGGGAAAAGAAATAATTTTGTATTTCCCACGAGAAGAAATACAATGTTAAATTTATAGATTTATATTTATAGACATGAACAAGGCTGATAAATCAGAATTTGACCTAATACATAACAAGATAGATGTTATTAAATCAGATATAGACGATTTAAAAAATTCAATGGTCATAGCTCACAATAAAACAGATGATAATCTACGGTTTATCAAAGAGAATATGTTCAATCCACACGAAGGACTATGGGCCGAAACAAAACTCAATAGTCAATTCAGAGAAAATACAACTAAATGGCGTGGTGTCATTGGTGTTGGTTTCATCGGTCTAATCATAGACAAATTCTGGTCAGTATTTAATTAAAGAAAAAGCTTGACTTGTATCGTTTTTTGTTGTATATTCACGTATGACAAAAAAGGAAAAAACGATGAACTTAACTGATGTAAAAATATTTGAAATGGCGACAAAGAATGCTCTGCCATTTGAAATGATAGAAGTTAAAAAACTAACCTACACAAAACCAAAATTTGTTGAAACGTCAAGAGTATTGACTTACAAACTAACAGGTGAAAAATACAAAGTAATGAAAGTAGTTGATGGATACTTTGAAAATAAAGTAGTTAGTGGGTTTAAAAATATGTCTCTAGATTGGAAAGATGATGACGTATTTGATAAGTTGATTTACAATGAATTAAAAAAAAGTAAAAATAATGCTTGACTTATATAGGGTTTTAGTGTTATATTCATATATGACAAAAAGGGAAAAAACAAACAAATGAGTAAATATTCAGATTTTTGGTTTGATAGACAAACCGAAGTAAATGACTTTC